AGGAGCCCGAGGCGAGGGCGGTGTACGTGATCGGGGCCGACCCTGCGGAGGGTTTGGCGCACGGCGACTTCTCGTCAGCCCATGTGATCAACGCTCGCACCCATCGGATCGTCGCCCATTGGCACGGTCATGTCGACGCAGATGTCTTCGGTGAGGACGTTCTGAACCTGTTGGGGCGTTGGTACCGCAACGCCCTTCTCGGCGTGGAGAACAATAACCACGGGCACACAACCCTAGTTGCGCTGCGCGGGGCGGCCTACCCGAACATCTACAAGCAGTACCGCGAGGGTCAGGCGCAGCCGCACGAGACGGACATTCTGGGTTGGCGGACGACGAAGCAGTCGAAGGCGCGAGCCATCGACGAGCTTGGTCGGGAGTTCCGCAACGGGATGCAGGTTCCCGACCAGGAGACGGTGCAGGAATTGAAGACGTTCGTGCGGGACGGGAACGGCCGCATGAACGGCTCTCCGCATGACGACCGTGTGATGTCGTTGGCGATCGCCAACCAGATGCTCAACCACGCCTTCCTGCCCCAGTACCTCCCCCGCGACGACTACGCCCCTGGCACGTGGGGATGGCTGAAACAGAAGCGTAAGAGCACTCCTGTGAACGAAAGACCGCTGATTGGGGAGAGCGCCGTCCGATCTGGGATGTAAACCAAGGCGTTTGGGACGCCTTGGGCGTATAAGTGATGGAATCGTGCGCAACCTGCGGCCGCGAACGTGAACTCAGGCCGTCAGGCGAGTGTTTCGGCTGCCATCTGAAAGGGCTGTCCTTCGGCTTTCGTGGGCCGATGGGGGGCAAGGAGTCATTTCACAACCACACCATCCGTGAGGTTGTGGAGGATCAGAAGGCGAACGCCAAGATTCAGGGCCGCGAGATCGTCCCCAAGTACCAGCCGTACACGGGGCGTTGATGCGATGGAAGCAGCGATTGCAGCGGTGGTTGTGGCGTTGATCGGCGGTCCCGTCATGTGGAAGCTGAACCGTCTGGACCGCAAGAACTCGGCGGAGCACGCCGAGAACCAGAACGCTCTCACTCAGATCATCGCCGATGTGAGCCAGGTTCACGGCATCGCCTCCCGCGTTGACGCTCGCCTCGATGAGCACATCTCGTGGCACGCCCACGTCCAGCCCACCACGCAGGTCGTCGTGAACCAACCCTCGAAGGAAGTTGCCGCATGAGCGCCGCTTACCGCAAGTTCATCGCCTCGTCCGTCACTGCTGTGGGTGTTCTCAGCAGCGCCCTCCTGACGGGCGCTGACGTGCGCACGGCGCTCGCCACGTTCCTTGTGGCCGTCACGGGCGCCGCCGCTGTCTACTACTTCCCGAACGAGGTCTGATGGCTCGGGAGTCGCACGAGAACATCCTGAAGCGGTACCAGGTCGAGCTCGACCGCAGCCGTCGCTGGCGGGAGCAGATGAAGTACGACCGCCTGTGGCGGCGTCTCGTCGACCTGTACCGAGGCAAGCATCTCGCCTCGCTCGCTGGCGAGGATCGGATCGTGGTGAACATGGCGTTCGCCACGATCAACGTGATCGCCCCTTCGGTGGCGGTGAACAACCCGAAGATCACCATTTCGGCCCGCAAGGGCGATGACGCCGACAAGGCGCTCCTCGCCGAACTGGTCGTCAACTACTACTGGAAGCACGCCAAGTTCCAGCCGCAGGTTCGCCTCGCCGTCAACGACGCGCTGATGGTGGGCCACGGCTGGGTGAAGTGCGGCCACAAGTACAAGGCGGACCCCATTGTGGCGGTCGCCGACTCGGACGACTTGGAGACGGTCCCCGCCGAAGACCCGAAGCATGAGGATCAGCCGTGCGCCGACACGGAGCAGATCGTCACCGAGGACCGCCCGTTCGTCGAGCGGGTGTCGTTCTTCGATGTGTTCGTGGACCCTGGCGCCCGTCACCCTTCGGAGCTTCGCTGGATCGCTCAGCGCATCCGCCGTGTCCTGTCGGACGTGAAGCAGGACAAGTCGTACAAGGCGTCGGCCCGTCGCAAGCTGGAGCCCACGTCGGTGGACCCGTGGGAGGATCAGGAGCGGGAGAACGCCGAGCGTCACGCTGGCACGATCGTCGGCGGGTACGTCGACATCTACGAGTTCTACGACCTGAAGAACAACACGGTTTGCACGTTCGCCCCGAACTGTGACGAGTTCCTGCGTCCCCCGAAGAAGAACCCGTTCGCCTTCGGGAACCCGTTCATCATGCTGCGGGACTACGAGGTGCCCGACCAGTTCTACCCGATGGGTGAGTTGGAGAGCATCGAGATTCTTCAGTACGAGTTGAACGAGACTCGCTCTCAGATCGTCAACCACCGTAAGAAGTACCAGCCGAAGTACCTCTACAACGCGAGGGCGTTCGAGGAGGACGGCCTGCGGGCGCTCCGCTCCGACGCTTACAACCAGATGGTGCCTGTCGAGAACGGTGTCGGCATCAACGAAGCCGTCGTGGCGATGCCTGTCACCGCACCTCCTGCTGAGTTCTACAACCAGTCTCAGATGATCAAGGAGGACATGAACGAGGTTTCGGGCGTGTCCGACTACATGCGGGGTCAGATGCCTGACATCCGCCGCACCGCCACTGAGGCGGCCATGTTGCAGGACTCTCAGAACGCTCGGGCCGCCGACAAGCTGTCCCGCATCGAAGCCTTCTTGGCTGAGGTTGCGGAGCGGGTCATCCAGTTGCTTCAGCAGTTCACCGAGGGCGAGCAGGTGTTCCGCATCTCGGGGCCGAACGGGGGGACGGTATGGGTGAACTACGACCGCGACTACATCGCGGGCGAGTTCGACTTCGAGGTGGAGGCGGGTTCGACTCAGCCTCGCAACGAGTCGTTCCGTCGTCAGTCCGCTTTGCAGATGGTGGATGCGCTGGCCCCGTTCGCCGACGTGATCGACCCTGTGAAGCTTGTCGAGCATGTGATGCAGTTCGGCTTCGGTGTTGCTAACCCGAAGCAGTTCATCAAGGCGCCCGCTCCGATGCCTGAGCTTCCCGCTCCGATGGCCGAGCCGCAGGTGCCTGGGATGCTGGGCATGGGCGGTCCTCCGCCTGAGCAGGCTGCGGCTCCGCCGATGCCTGAGATGCCTCCGATGCTGTGAGGCGCTGGCCCCGTCCCCGTAGGGACCGCTGCCGTCTGAGGTACAACGAGCCAGGGGAGCTAAACCCCTACGGCTATGTGTCAACCCAGGATATTGGGACACCTTGGCCTTACCTATAGAACGAACAACCGTAGATCGGACTCTTTCGCCCCATGAGTGATGTTGAAGCCCTCGGAACCCCCGAGGCACCCGCCGAAGCCGTAGCCCCCGAAGTCGGGACAAGCGAAGTTGAGGCAGCCCCAGCAGCGAAGTACCTGGCTCGGGACGAGGTGGCGGACCACCTCGTCAAGCTCAGGAACGGCGACACGGAACTTGAGGTTCCGTTCTCCGAGCTTGAGAGCGGTTACCTGCGTCAATCGGACTACACCCGAAAGACCCAGGAGATTGCCGAACAGCGCAAGGCCCTCCAGCACATGGAGGTTCTGGCGCAGGAACTTCAGCGAAACCCGCACCAGACCATTGCCATGTTGCAGATGCAGCTTGGTGGTCAGCCGCAGGCGCAGGAGCCTGATCCTTACGGGGACGACCCGTACGGTGACATCTTCCGCACCTACGACAGCGAGCTCGCTGATCTTCGGCAGATTGCCAACGAGATTCGGGTCGAGAAGCAGTTGGGGCAACTACAGGCGCAGGTTGGCGATCCTGACTTCGATGGTCAGGCGGTAGCCCGCAAAGCCCTGGAGTTGCAAACCCCCGATCTGGGCCTTGCTTACAAGGTTCTGTTCGCCGAGCGGGAAATGGCGCGACAGCGGGCCACGACGGAAGCGCAGTCCGAGTACTCCGCCCGTCAGGCCGCAGCCGACGCTGCCATCCGTGAAGCGAAGCAGGAACTGGCAGGAACGGTGACTGGTGGGTCGACGCAGCTTGGGGGTGGGGCGCCTGTTCAGAACTCTCGCCCATCTCTGGAGGAAGCGTCCCGTGCGGCGTACCGCGCCGTTCACGGTAGCTGACTCCACCCACACCTCATAGGAACCGAAAGTGGCAAACCCGAACTTCGGCGCCGTCCTCGCGACGACGCTCAACAACTACCGCAAGACCCTCGTTGACAACATCTTCCTCGATCGCCCGCTCGCGTGGCACCTCGTCGAGTCGAAGAAGCGGGTCCGCATGGAGGACGGCGGCAACAAGATCGTCGAGCCGATCATGTACGACGACGGCCAGGCCGTCGCCTACTCGGGCTGGGACCAGATCGCGATTGCGACGCAGACGGGCATCTCGGCTGCGGAGTACGACTGGAAGCAGATCGCTGCGACCGTCGCCATCTCGAAGCTGGAGCAGTTGCAGAACAGCGGCGAAAGCCAGGTCATCAACCTCGTTGAGGCCAAGGTCAAGCAGGCTGAGCTCACCCTGAAGAACCTCGTGAACACGATGCTCTGGGGTGACGGCACGGGCACGTCCTCGAAGGAGTGGGCGGGCCTCCTGTCCTACATCACGCTGACCAACACTTCGGTCGGCGGGATCGACGGGGCCACCCAGTCCTACTGGCGGAACACGATCGTGGACCCTGGCACCGCCGTCCCGATCACCCTCGCCCACCTGTTCGAGGCGATCAACACCTCGGCCAACGGCAACGACAAGGTGGACGCCATGTTCACCACGCTGGCGCTGTACGGCAAGGTGGAGGCGCTGTTCCAGCCGCAGGTCCAGTACATGGACGTGAAGGCTGCGAACGCTGGCTTCGACAACCTGACCGTCAAGGGCATCCCCCTGATGTTCGACAACGCCGCTGTCGCCAGCAAGGTGTACGGCGTCAACTCGAAGTACCTCCAGGTGGTCGGCCACAGCGATGACTGGTTCGTCAACTCCGACTTCTCGGATGCGACGAGCAACACCGCTTCGGCTCACGCCACTTCGGGCGCCGCCACCACGGTGAACGGCAAGTACAGCCTGATCACTGCGACGGGCAACCTGGTGTGCTCGAACCGCAAGCGTCAGTTCGTGATCACCGACCTGGTGTGATCCTGGTCTGATCTAAGCAAACCGCAGATGGGGACCGCCTGCCTTCGGGCGGGCGGTCCTTGTCGTTTGAAGGAGAACTTGTGGCTTACGAACCGAACGAAGTGCGATCCATCTTCGCCCAACCCGAGGGGACTGTCGTTCAGCCGACCCGTTCGGGAACGGTGTCGATCGTCGACACCCAGATCGTTCGTCGTCCGTGGACAGTCGAGTACAAGGGCCGTGGCTCGAAGTGCTCGGCGAAGAACGACACCTGCGAAGGGCATCGGGCGAAGGGCACCGAGTTCTGCATCGGCTGCCTGCGCAGCAAGCAGAAGGCCGAGACGGGTAGCGGCTACATCCCCGCTGAGGCGGGCGAGTGACCCTCACCCTTCAAGACCTGCGAAACCTCGTGAGAGGTCAGTTGGACCTGAACGAGGCGGACCTGTCGAACACGCTGCTCGACTCGTACATCCGTGACGGGTACCAGGAGATCGTCGACCATGAGGCCCGCTGGCCGTTCTTCGAGCAGGAGTGGACGAACACCGCTGTCGCCGAGGCTGTCGGCTTCACCTTGGATTCGGATGTCGCCGAACTGAAGGTGATCATGGGGCCTGTCGGCCTGTTGGAGTACATGCCGCAGTACAAGGCGGAGCAGTTGTACGGGGCGCAGCCGCCGTACAACACGCCGATCTTCTGGTCGAAGGTGGGCCGCCAGGTGAGGCTGTGGCCTCGCCCTTCGGCGGAGATCACGTTCACGTTGCGTGGCTACCGTCTGCCGTCCGACTGGGTGTCGCAGGGCGCTGGCGCCGAACCTGACTGTGATGCCCGTCTGCATTCGGTGATCGTGCAGTACGCCATCGCGAAGGCGTACTCGCAGCAGGAGGATGAGGTTCAGGAGGCTGCGTTCATGCAGCGTTTCCGTGAGCGTCTGGCGACGACTCATGGCGTGATCATGGACCCGTGGACCCCCGAGCCGTTGACGCTCGGTGGGGATGCGAACTTCCCGAAGAACCGTCTGCCTGTCGCCTACATGGCGCCGTCCACGTCGGAGGATGACGACGACGAGATCGACGGCGGCTCGCCCTGATGGTGAACCGCCTTCGCCCTCTCAACGTGTTCGACTTCACGGGCGGCTTGAACCTGCGCCCCGAGTCGTTCCAGCTTGCCGAGAACGAACTCCCCGAAGTGCTCAACATGGAGTTGGACCCGAGGGGCGGCATCTACACGCGCAAAGGCTGGGAGCGGTGGAACACGGCCGATGTGACGGCGGATGCTTGGAACCCTCGTGCGGCGTACCTGCACGAGTTGGCGGCTGGCACCCAGTACGTGATGGTGGCGAACAACGCCAAGCTGTTCTCCGCTTCGGCTGGCACGTTTGCTCAGATCACGGGCGTCACCCTTGGTGCCTCGCCGCACCTTGTGGACTTCGCATCGTGGGGTGACACGCTCTACCTTGCGTGCGGGCGCACACAGCAGTCGGCGAAGACGACGGGTACGGGTGCGGGCACGCTGCTCACGAGCAACGGCCCGACATGGCAGGACGACTACTTGACGCCTGTTGGCAGCTACATGCCGAGGGCGGAGGTTGCCACCGCCCATCAGGGCTATATGTTCGTGGCGAACACCCGTGAGAACTCGGTGGACTTCCTGAACCGTCTCAGGTGGTCGCATCCGAACTCGCCTGAGAACTGGCATTCAACCGACTACCTCGATGTGTTGGATGGCGGTTCCCGCATCACGGGACTGTTCTCGTTCGGGGACAGGCTGATCATCTTCAAGCCCGATTCGGTGTGGGCGTTGTACGGCTACGACGCCGACTCGTGGAACCTGGTGAACCTGACCCGTTCGGTGGGGGCTGTGTCGCAGCAGGCGATCGCCCGTTCCGAGAACGCTCTGTTCTTCATGTCGTGGCCGAAGGGTGTCTACCTGTACGACGGCGGCGACATCAAGGAGGTGTCGACGCAGCTTCGCACCTTCTTCGACTCGAACGATCTCACGTTGTCTGACACGGACAACGTGTGGATGGGGTGGATGGATCGTCGCCTGTGGGTGACGGTCCCGTACGACTCGGCGAACCCTGACACCATCTTCGTGCTCGACCCGTCCCTCAACAAGGGCGGGGCGTGGACGATGTTTCGTGGGGCCGACGACTACGGGCTTGGCCCGTTCGTGGAGAAGGCGCACGCAGGGGCCGACGCCCCCGATCTGGCGTTCGCCCGTGTCGCCAAGGTCGCCATGCGGATCAACGCTGCCGAGTTGTCGCAGGACGATTTCGACGGCTCCCCTGACGGCTTCACGTCACATCTGCGCACCCGCTGGCTGGACGCTGGGATGCCGACTGCGAGGAAGTCGTGGCGGTCGCCCGACTATCTGCTTCGTCAGGTGGAGGCCGAGCTCACGTTGAGCGGCACGCTCTACACCAACTATGACGCTGTGACCGCTGAGCGTTCGTTCGAGTTGTCCGCTTCGCCCACGGCGGAGGCGGTGTACGGCGATTTCGACTGGGGCGACGGAACCCTGTTCTCGTCTGGCGGGTCGGGCGCTGTGAAGGTGCGTGGTTCCACTCTCGGTTTGGCGGATGCCATCCAGTTGAAGCTTGCCGCTCCCGCAGGTTCCCGTTGGGGCCTCAACGTCATCGTCACCAAGTTCGTTCCAAAGCGTTTCCGATAAGGCTGGCATAAGCAATGACTGCTCTCGTTCTCCCTCATGTTCTCGCCAACGGCATCGCTGCCGATGGCGCCAACCTCGAAGCCAACTTCACTGCGATCGAAACGCACGTCAACACGGAGATGATCAACCGTGACGGCTCCGTTGCGATGACAGGTGCGCTCACTCTGGTGGCCCCTTCGTCGGCGAGTCATGCGGCTCGCAAGCAGGACGTGGATGGCGCCGTGCCTGTCGGTTCGGTGATCATGTACGGCGGCACGACGGAGCCGACGAACTACCTGTTCTGCCGTGGGCAGGCGGTGTCCAGGGCGACGTACGCAACGCTGTTCACGGCGATCGGCACCGCCTACGGGACGGGCGATGGCAGCACCACGTTCAACTTGCCGAACTTTCAGGCGACGGTGCCTGTCGGTCACAACACGGGCACGAACTCTCCTTCAGGTTTGACTTCGACGTTCACGTCGGGTGTCGGTCAGCGTGCGGGGTCGAAGGACGCGACGGTGGTGACGCACACCCACACGGGGCCGTCCCACAGCCACACGTTCTCGGGCACGACGGGCGGCCAGTCAGCCACCCACTACCACACGGGTCTTAGCGGCAACACTCTGCTGTCGTCCGTCGACTCGGGCAGCGGCGTCTACACCTACGTCAACGGCGGCGGCATCGGCCCCCTCTACCTCTCGGGCACCGATTACGCCAGCGGGGATCACACTCACACCTATTCGGGGACGACTGCGGATGCGGGCACGGGCGCCACGGGCTCCACTGGTTCCTCGGGGACCGACGCCAACCTTCAGCCGTCGCTCACGATCAACTTCGTCATCAAGGCTGCCTGATGCGGGAGGACGGTGGGATTCGTAGCGGGGCGATCCGCCGCTCGTTGGAGCGGTTGGAGCGGCTACCGCGGGGCGTGCTCGTGGAGTTCCCGCGCCTCTCCACGCCCGTCGCCGTGACGACGACTCCTACAGCGATCACGGGAAGCCTGTCGTTCACCTTCGCGAAGGGGCGACGGTTCCGCGTTGTCTGCGCCGTTCGAGCCTTCGCCGCCTCGGCCGCCGCTGGCGGCTCCTTCGCCCTGTATAACGGCAGCACCGATCTGACCAGCACGTTCGGCGGAAACGTCCACATCGCGGCGCAGGCTGGCGGCGTCAACTCGTCGGCGTACGGCGAATGGCTGATCGACGGCACGGGCCAGCAGTACACGGCGCTCCACTTCAAGGCGGCCCTGGCGAGCGGCACAATCCATGTTGGTGACAACTCACAGTTCTACATCGAAGACGTAGGAGCACTCTGATGCCCACACCCGACCTCAGCGTGTACGAGCGGCAGCGCCGCGCTGTCGATCAGAACTACGCCTCGCAGTCGGCCACCAACCAGTACGCCCGCTTCCTGTCGCAGCAGCGTGGGGACCGTCAGGTCGGCGACTATCGCCGTGACTTCTCCCGTTCCGCCCCCCGTTTCGGGGCGGCGTGGGGACGACGTGGCCTTACAGGTGGAGGGGTTCGTTCGGGCTCCTACCAGCAAGGGCTGGGCAACTATCTGGGCGACTACACCCGCGGTCTGGGCCGCCTGGCCGAGGATCAGGCGAACGAGTCCCGCACTTTCGACATGAACGACGCGAACTATGCGGCGATGCGTGAGAGCGCACTCGCCGACATCGAAGCAGACAAGCAGCGGACGATTGCGGCGACAGCGGCGCATCTTCGTGAACTCGCACCACTACTGGGGTTGTGACACATGGCTTTGAACACTGGACCTGACGGCGGACCTTCGAGGCCGCGCCCGCGCGCTGCGGCGCCTCGGCCGACTTCGACTCGCGGGTCGCAGGCTGCCGCCGTGGCGAACAGGCGGCTGCGTAACGACGAGAGGATGTATCTGACGCCCGACCAGCGGGCCGTCTACAACGAGGCGAGGCGGACGAACCCTCGCATCCGTGAGCTCGACGTGTTCGAGGCGACGAGGAACATGGGGCCTGTCACCCCGTTCGCTCCTGGCCCTGCCGCTCCTGCGGCTCCTCGCAACCCGAGCTCGCCGAGCAGCGGCGGTCGCCGTGGCGGAGGCGGAGGTGGCGGTGGTGGTGGCGATGATGGTTCGGCCGCTGGCCTGCGCACCATCGCTGGCCTGTTGCAGATGGCTCAACTGATCAAGGCGCAGGATTTCTCGCCGCTCACCCAGCAGGTCGACACCGCCTACAACGCCGACCGTGGGACGGTCGCCTCCTCGTTTGACGCTCTCGACGCCTACTTGAACGCCAACCAGCGCAACGCTTACGCCGAGGCACCCCGTGCGCAGTTCGCACAGGTTGATCCTGGTGTCTCCGCACTTGCTGCCGATCAGGGGGCGAACCCGAACAGCGTTGCCGCTGAGGGTGCGTTGACGAACGCTCGGGGCCAGCAGGGCGCCGATGCGTTCAACCGTGTGTTGCAGGTGTTGGCCGCCGCTCAGGGGGCGGCTCAGCAGTCTCGTGGCGCCGAGTCTCAGCAGGGCCGCGCTGCGGCGATGTCTGGACTGTCGGGCTCTGAGAACGCGATGCGGGCTGCGATCGCTCAACGGCAGTTGGCTGCCGAGGAGCAGGCCCGCAAGGAGAAGCTGCAACTGTTGGCGCAGATCATCCCGATCGTCGCCCAGTTCGGTTTCAACATGCCCACCAACGAACAACTGGGGTTGTGATGGCTGGACCTGACGAAGACGCCCTTGAAGCCCTCCGCCAATACCTGGCGTTGGAGCAGTCGGGGTACCCCCGCATCCCCGACACCAACATGGACAAGTACGGCAACGAGACGCCGCTGACTGTCAACAACCAGTTCAACGCCTACCAGGATGCGATCCAAACCCTGTTCGATCCTCGCAACGCTCTGATGCAGTCGTTGCTCGGTGGGGGTTCGACGTTCGACTACATGCAGCAGCCCGAGGAGGAGGCTCCGCCTCCCCTCGCCACGTACACGTTGGATTCGCTGCGGCCCGACTATCCCGAGTTGGCCGCCATGATCGAGTCTGGCGGCAGCCAAGTGGCGATCAACAAGAAGATTCGTGAAGTCGTCGAAGACCCCGACGAAGCGGACGATCTGATATCGGCCGCTTCGACCGCCATCGAGGAAGTGAACGAGGCCCGACGTTCGGCGACCGAGTTCAACTCTCGCCCTCGGGAGCTTTCCCCGATGGACGAGATGTACCGCGAGGCGGGTCTGCCTTCCCCGTTGGAGGAGTACACCCGTGACAACGTGCGGGTCGACGGCGACCCGTTGGGCGTGATGCGGTTCCTCGGTCAGGCGGAGGAACATCAGGGTCGTGCTCGCAGCCTGCGCAGCCAGGCCAACAGGCAGGGCGCCGATCTGAAGTCGGATGTGCAGCGGATGAACCAGGCGATGGC